AATCAGCGCCGACCTTTTCTACTGCCTGTTTACTACGAGCAATTTTGTACGCGGCACTAGCGCAGGCATCGCGGTCTTTTTTCTTGCTCATGTCGTACACGACGCCAGAGACCTTTTGCTTCACTTCATCAAAAAGGCGGTCTAGGCCGCCTGGTGTAGTGAATGCTTCCAGCGCGGAGGCTGGGTCGGGTAGGGTGACTAATTCAGTCGTTTGGTTTGCTTGCATGTCTTTCCCTTAATACTTGATCGTTTATGTCTTGGGCTCGTAGAGCGGCGTAATCGCGCTCATAGTGCGTTTCAGTCAAATACTGATTGTCTGTAGGCTCTGGCTCAGGGGCTGCTGGCATTAGACCGGCAGCCAGAAAAGCGAGGATGGCAGCGGGTGTGTGCCATCATTTGATGGGGTATCTATCGGCATCCATACGCCACCTCGTCTAGCCGTTGCTGCGTCATCTGACCTACCGTGCAAGCCGCTGCGTCGCCTATAGATTTCTCCGTTTCTTCGCGTAGCCTGATGCGCGCCCCATCATCAAACAAGGCCGTTAGCAAAGTGGCATCAAGGTTTGGCACATTCTTGTAAAGGTCGTGCATCACCTGATCGGCGATTTCTTCTGCTGGTACGCTTTTGGCTGGGTCTAAGTGATTCCAAGCCATAAAAACGGCCGGGGTATTCCCGGCCAGTGCATCTAAGATTCGCTCGCGTAGACCGTCTATGGTCTTACGCTCTTTCTGTGATTCAGTCATCAGGCTCTCCCTCGTCTTCGCCCATAGCAGCACGAATCTTGGCTGCGCAATCAGCGTAGTTTCGACGCTTCTTCTCGTTTGGCGTGTTGAAGCACACCGCCTCTACATATGAAAGTGCTGTTTCGCATGCCTGTAGTAGCCGGTCACGCTCTGCGAGTAGGCTGCTGACGAGGTCAGGGCTTGCTAGCGCAATGACCCGCATATCCGTTTCTGACAGCGGAACCATTTCCATATCGAACTCGCCCACCATTTCCTGAAAGAGCGGCGCCCCTTCTGGAAACCATGGAGTAATTCCGTTGAAGTGCTTAGCCTCGGCAGAGATCGAGGCCAGAGCATTGCGCAGGTCTTTGTATTTGTCAGGCACTGAATGCTCCTAGTTATAGAGAGCCGCGAAACTCGCTAACTCTGAAATCTCATGCTCTGCGGCTACTTGCTTAGCTGCTGCGGCTTTATTTTCAAGATATGCAGCATGCTTAGTGATTTCCGCTTCAAACTTGGCAAAGTCTTGTTTAATGGCATCTACCCACGGCCCTTGGTGAATCCAGCCTCTACCAAAACCATTGGAGTGGTATCTACCACTAAACCACTCTGTGCTTTCAAATACATGAAGCTCTTTGTCGCCGTCTACCACGTAGATTTTTATATGCTGCCCAGTGTCGTGGAGGTGAAAGCAGTAACGATGGCGGCCCTCTGTAAAACCTAGCGTGTAGCAGCCTTTATGCTGGCGCAGTCTGTGTTGATCTAAGCAGCGCATGATCTCAAACCAGTTCATTAGATGCTCCCACCAATTTTTGGACGGTTTCCGCTCTTTGATGTGCGGGGTTTGAGATGTGTTTGGTCATCTCGCGTTTAGTTTCTACAACCCACTTATGCGCATCTGCCAATCCTTTTGGGGATGTGAGGAAGTGCTTTTCTTGGCGCGTGGATGCACAACTCACGTTAACTTCAATCTTTGAGCCGCTAAACATATAAAGACATGCTCTTATTTCACTGCTGTAAAGATCAATCTCAGCCAGCAGTTTTCGCCAGCGCCCACCGTAATTTTTGTTCATAGTGGATTCCTAGTGCGCCTCAGCGCTGGATAGTAAATAGCCAGCACCGTGCGGAGCCGCTGTAATAGTGGCTCTGGCTGTGCTGTTAAGGGAGTGTCCCCAGCGTTATCAACAGATCGTGGGGATAAATGTTTGAAGCATAAAAAGTGCGCGCTATACTTGCCAAAGTTTCTTGGAGTAACCAGCGATGAAAAAACTACTAATTTGCTTACTTGCTTTTGGATTAACGGCCTGTGCGGTGTATACGCCGAGAGGTTCCGTTGTGGTCGATCCTGATGGGAACTTACAGCAAAGACACTGTCCACCAGGTCAGGCCAAGAAAGGCAATTGTTAATTCGATGCGTTTGACTGGGTTTGAACCTGCAGGCGGTGTGTAGAAGAACAATGCTCTATCCGTTGAGCTAAAGAAGTTGAGGGGTACTAGCTCAGTACAATTGATTTGGTGGCCTCATTTATGAGGGCATCATGTGGCAAGGTGTTTTTTTAATTCCCTCGAGTTTAGAACGGAATTATGGCTGGAGTGAGATGCGTGAATCGAACCAGCCGATCTTAGATCATGTAGCAGGTGTTTGGCTCTGAGCTAGAGTGTCATTTTGATTTTTCAGGATGTAGCCGTTTACATAGGCATTAGAGAATGCAAACATAATAATCAAGATACTTAGGAGAACTAGAACCCTGTGTATAGCCATAGCAAACTCCACTATATGATTAAGACTAAAGTACTAAGAGAGTAGTGTTTAGTGCATGGCATTTACTGTCAATTAAGGTAAAACCCGCTCTAGCAGTTTTGAAAAATATTACGTAATTAGTTGCATGGCTAGTTACTGCTTGGCTTTTAGGGCGTTTACATACATGCGATCTAATATGCCTGCCGCCTTTTTTAGCGCCTCCCGCACGCGCTCGGCTGCGTAAGTTTCCATCTGAGCGGGACTGTAGAGTGGCATAGTTGAACAGACTAGCGCTTCCATTTCGCTTATTTTGTGTTGAAACACTAACCCGCCACCAAGGTTCCCATCACGCGAATAACCGAATGGCTCAGGTTTCTTAACGTTGCTCATGGCTTTGTCTCCATTGCGGCGTCTATTGCATCGCGTATTGCCATATCCATGCTTTCGTGGTCGCTTGGAAAATCAACGCGATCACCATCAACAAATAAAACTACGGTTCCAGCGTCACGCTCTAGTTCTATGCGAATGTCGCAATCGAGTGGCAGCTTCTCACACGCCAATTCTATGGCTTTGCATACCTCGGCTTCTTTGCGCAGCTGCTGTATCTCAGGGGATTGCAGTAAGGCTTGCCCAGCCATCTGGATAAGATCGGTCACGCTTGCTGCTCCATCATCGTCTTGCCACTGCTTCTTAATGCGCTGTACTTCTTCTTTGCTAAAAACAGTCTTATTGTTCATTACCAGGCTCCTTGGATTTAGGTAGAGGGAAGCCCTCTAAGTTCTGCAGGCTTTTCCGTATACCTTCTTGAACTTCTTTGTTATTTAGGTTGAGATGGAAGTCGCCGTGCTCATCAAAATAGAATTTGCAGTCCGAGTTATTGCCACCGTCTTTTTGCTTATCAAGCCAAGCCTGCATGTCATCTAGTGAGCAGAAGCGTATTGTTGAGTCGCTGTTTATGAAGCGCTGCAGCTGCATGATAAAGTAGCTAAGAAAAGCACCACGGTAACCAGCGTCCACCATGCGCTGCCGTGGCTGACATAGGCGCAGAGCAGTAGCAGGCCGAAGGTGGCAAGGTCAGAAATAACGCTTCGCACCAATGATTCTTTGTAGACAATTGCTACTGGTTTCTTAGTTGAGGCAGGGGTGTTAATGAGTACACGAAAAACGAGTAAAACATTTGTGCTGGTTGAGTTCGATTGCGTGTACAATCCGCAGGTTCGTTACGCAGTGTTAATTAATGTGACTGTTTTTAGGTGGCTAAAAAGATGCTCAAACACCTTCCTGGCGTAGCTCTCGCAGGCTCCTTACTCTTGAGTGTGATAAATGTTATCGCTAGTGTTTTTGGGCTGGGAGCAGCTTTAAGCTGGGCTACAGGAGTAGAGTTTTGGTTTGGTATCACCATACCTTTAGCTATGATAGGAATAGGTTTTTTTATCTATTCCTGGGTTAACTCCCTGATGAGCAATTTCGCTGGCATGGCTATTTACTTTGTGAATATTGCTTTAGCACCCTTTGGCTATGAGTTTTTCGGCTTACCCTATTTTCTAGGATTTATTTTTGCGTTAGCACCCCTCCCATTTTATTTGGGACTTAGTGTGATATCAGAGAAGCTAGACTAAGCTGACAAGACAATACGCTTAGCTTTATGAGGGTTGTAAAAAAATTGCTGAAGTACTGTTTGATGAATAACGTATAGAATAAACACCAAAAAGAAAAATGAAGAATCTGGTACTGTTGATAATTTCCCTGAGCATTACACTTAGCATACTAACAGTCTGTTTTTTATACAGCTTTAATAAATGCGGCTGGGGAATGCTTGCGTATGAGTACCCCTTGATAGCTGCTCTCACGGGAGAGTGCGCGCAGCAGCAAAGACAACTGCATTCAGAGCAACAATAACTTTGCTCTGAATCGACCAGACTTTTATAGATACTTCGTTGCCTCAGAAAAATATTGCTGTTCGTAGTGTACAGGTGAAAGATTCGCGGCATGACTATGTCGGCGAACCGGATTGTAGAACATCTCGATATAGTCGAAGATATCCTGACGAGCTAAGTTTCTTGTGTTGTAGATTTTACGTTTGATACGTTCTCGTTT